CACCTTCAACATGCTTTTCTGCCGCGACTTCGCCTATGACAGGAGCCACGCAGTACCGTGGGACGTTGAAATACCCACGATTGATCAGATAATTAAGCTAGCGATGATTTTTGAAGCCTACGATATGCGTGACTGCGCGTATGACACACTGGTTACGTTTGCCGATGTCCTCGACATGGCGCTGCCACCGCACCGCGCGCAACAGTTGTTGCTGTCCGCCTAATTGGAAATTAGTGCCGCTCATCTCAGGATCGGTGCAAGCTCTGCCCTCGCTTTATGTGCAGCGACTACTGCCGGCGTCCACACGGCCAAGGCGATAGCGCAGACCCTCGTGTCCTCATCCGTCAAATCGGCGCCGGGCTCGAGAACGTGCCTGTGTGGGACGCTCGCCACCACGACCCCGTTCCTGAGAATTCGATCCGCTCGTTTGATATTGATCTGACCGTCTTCAAGCACGGTCACCGTCTCTATGATGGAGTCCTCTGTAATCATCATGCACGCCTCCTTTAGGCAGCAGCGCGATAAATCGCGGTAGCGCGGATCGTCTTCCCGGACAGGTTGGAGTTCGTAAGTTGTGACCCGTTGAGTCCGAACGGCGCCAACTTTGTATCGTTCTTGATAACTCCGACTGTGAAGCCGGCACCAAAATCGGTGTAGGCAACGTCTACCGTCCAGACCAAGCTGTCCGTCGTGTTTTGAGAAGTAAATGGCAGTCCGCCGATGGTTGCGGCCAATCCGCTCGCCGTAGCGGGATAGGTTACGTAGAAGGATGCAAAGACCATCTGTCCGATTTTTACGTACTGACAGTTGCCGCTACCGTTTGCGAACACCAAACTTGCCCCCGATAGGTCTGAGGGCGTCCAAGTGCCCTCTTCATAATCATCGAGATCGTTCGAGCCCGCTGACGGAGATTGAGCGATGGGAAAACTGATGTAGTTGCTTAATGCTGGCGCTATCAGCGTTTTGTTCGACAACGACTGAACATCTGACGTTCCAACGGGAGTGCCACTTGGCGCCGCCTTAGTGGCCCAAATGTCGAGATCAGCATCCCACGCTTGTACGTTACTCCCAATTGAAACGCCGAGCGTTGCACGTGCGACAGAAGCGCTAGAATCGTCTAGCACCGTCGCCATGAACGATGAAACGGCAACTCCGTCGGCAGAACCGTCTGCCACCGCCGGATTGCCTTTACCGTCGAAAACCAGGAATCGTCCCGCCCGCTCGACGCTCGGCGGCAGGGTCGATGACAGCGTCGTCGAATCCGTCTTCGGGAATTTGAGCGCGCGATCCGCGGTCTCGCCCAGCTCCTGGCCGATCATTGTCAGGCGATCGAGCGCCTTCTCGTGGGTTTCCGCCGGAAACGGATCGTTCGGCGTGTAGTCGGTCGATTGGGTCCGCGCGGTCTTGCGGCGGATCACCCACTGCAGACCCGTCGCCGGCGCGACCGCTGCCGTGACGGTACCGGCCGTACCGTCGCCGCCGGCGACTGTGTAATGCGCGCCGAGGGTCAGCGTCGTCTCCGCTCCGGAGGCAATCCCGCGCTCGATGACCTCGAGCTCCGAGCCGCCGAAGAACGGGAACGGAACGGCGAACGAATTGGTCGCGCCGTTGCCATCGTAGGCAATGCGCGTCGTCGTGGTGGAGATCGTCATCTCTGTTCTCGCAATTAACGGTCCAGACGCGACCACAGCGACCCGAGTTGCCGGATCGCGAAGGAAGCCGCCCGCAGATTGGATTGGGCGACCGCGCCGCCGTATGGCCCCGGCCGCGCGACGCCACGCCACGCCGTCCGCTCGGCGCCGAGTTCGTCGGCGGCCGCCGTGCTGGCGAGAACGTCGGCAGGTGAACCCTCGGGCGTGATTCCGGCGCGCGCCAGGTGGACCCGGCCCGACGCCAGCGTGGCGGACGAGCGCGAGCGCTCGGCATCCGCCGCGATCTGCGCCTGCGCGCGGGCGACATCGGCGACCTGACGCTGCGCCGAGGCCTGTGCCCGTGCCGCCTGCACGCCTTGCAGGGTCGACGCGGCGGCGAGGGCAATTGGGATGGCGGGTGGGTAGCACATGGTCTGACTCTTCGCGTTGTGGAAGGTGATTGAAACCGCGTCTCAGCCGTCGTTCCGGTCACCCGTCGTTGGTCGCGACACGCGGGACGATCGCGGTAACGGTGCACGGCAGCGGAAGGTCCTGCAGGACGACCACGGTCATCTCGCGATCCCACCCCGCCGGGAACTCGACCAGCTTGTCTCCGGTGAAAAGCTGCGGCCCCTCGTCCATCGGGTCGGCGCCGGACCGGAACAGCACCTCGTCGAGCGTGCCGTCGCGGCCGACCCGGCAGCCAAGCGTGTCGAGAAGGCGGACCGCGGCGCGATGAATCCGCTTCTCTTTGGAGAGAGCCGTACCGGCGAGCGATCCCGCCTCCAGCGACAGCGTCTCGAGCGTGCTGCGGTACGGCAGGCCAACATGAGCGACCGCCGTCTTCCGGTCGAGCGCAACCTGACCGGCGACCACCTGCCTGTCGGCATGCGTCGCGCCATCGGCGAGGATCTGGACGGTTTCGCCTTCGAGATGGCCGAGGCCCGAGAGCGTCGATGCGGTGAGACGCCAGGCGCCGGCCGCGATCGGCGACACGTTCGGAAACGGCGTGATGATCCGCGCTCTCACCTGCATAGCGGACAGGAACGTCGTCACCTCTGCGCGCGCAAGACGCGACTCGCCTTCCGCATCGTAGCGGTAGCGGATCTCGCGCCCAATGCTGCCGACATCGAACGCCACGGTTCCGGCGGTGAAGACGACATTGTCCCCCGATACGTCTCCCGGCGTGAGTGACGCATTCATCGCCCCATCGAACGTCAGGCCACAATCGACGAAGAATGCGTCGCCGCGGTCGCCTTCGCCGCCGGGCGCGAACTCCGGTTGCAGCACCTCGACCGAGCGCTGCACGGTGCCGTTGATGGTCCGCTCGACCGCAAGCCACAGCTCGTCCTGGGCCGGCGCGCGGATGACGGCGAGCGACAGCACGCGGACGTCGCTGCCGCCGAGCCCGTGGCGATGCCAGCCGGTCACCTGCTGCTCCGGCAGGTACGTCACGCCCAAAAGCACGCCGTCGTCGCGGCAGGCCCACAGCACCGACCACGGCTCCTGCTGCCACGCGATGTCGCGGATGCCCGGCCGCAGCAGATGGCGCGCGAGGATCGATTGCTCGGTCGAAACATGGCCATCGCTCTGGAGCGAGTACCCGAACTCCATCAGCCGCCTGCGCGCTCGCTGGATGTAGAGCACCGATTGGCCGATGCGCACCGGCATCGCGTCGGCGACGCCGATCGTGCTTTCACGTCGCACGGTGATGTTGGTCGGCGTGATCGCCTCGTTGAGACTGGACGCCGCCGCGGTGAACTCACCGCCGACGGCGCCGATGGCGAGCTCCTTGCCCGACGACAGCCAGCGAATCGCGTTGACGCGGTCGTCCGAAATCGTGACGGTGATCGCCGAGTCGTCGAGCACCGTGCCGTCGGCGCGCGACGGCGCGAACGTCTCGAAATCGCCCGACGCCGACAGCCACAACGTCTGCGGACTGGCGAGACTGCCTGCGAACACCAGGCGCTCCTCGTGGAAGCTGACGCACGCCGGCCAGCCGTTCGCCGCCGACCAGGCGCCGAGCCGCCACTCCGGCGCGGCCGTCGTTCCACCGAACGCCGACTTCACGTCGGCCGTTACCTGGGCCGACGACGTGAACGCGGTGATCCGCGCCCATCCCCATGTCGAACCATGGTGGAGGCGCACCAGCCGGCCGACGTCGCCGGCGACGAACGGCGCGAAGCCCGCGGCGGTGATGGTCACGCTGCCGGTCGTCGCCGAGGGCTGAAGTGTCTTCGCGGACTCGCCATTCACCTCGCCGTAGGGCCCGTCCTGGGCATCGAGCGCGGTCAGCGTCCAGCTCGTGTGACCGGTGCGCGTCAGCTTGCGCGGCTGAAGGTCGGGATGGCAGAGGTAGAGAACGTCGGCCGACTGCGTCCACTTCAGGTGGTCGAGGTGCTGCGCACCGTAGGGTGTCGCGATCTCGTACGGCACGCCGGGCGCGGTCTCGATCCGGCCGCCGTTCATGTAGAAGCGGAAATAGCCGCTACCCGCCTCGATGACATAGGCCTGCGTGATCGAGAATTCGAACGGGATGAGGCGGACGCCGGTCAGATCCTTCGGCGCCGCAACGAAGCGCGTGCCTGGCCGGCGCGTTGCCGCTCCCTGCACCAGCGGGATGAAGTTCTCGACACGTTTGCACGCGCTGGCATAGCGGGAAAGATCGGTGCGGCCGTAGAGGTGGGGCGACCACTCGCCGCCATTGAACGAAGATAGGAGCGGGGAGACGCGCGTCATACCAGGCCTCCACCGATGCGATGCGCGGCCGCGCCCCAGGTGGCGACGAGCGGATCGGCGGTTCCCTCCTCGGCGTCGGTCGACCGCGCCTCGGCCAGCTTCGCCTGGTAGATCTCCATCAGCGACTGCCCGAGCGCCGCGGATGCCGTCAGGCTGTACGACAAATCGGCCGCGAGCCGCGTCGCGATGACGTCGTGCAGCATCGCGTCGAGCTGCGCCGGATCGTCGACGCGCGCGATGTAGAGGATGTTCAGCGGCGCGCCCTCGTCGGTCAGCACGCGGCGACCCTCGATGCGGTAGCGGACCGAGATTTCGGTTTCGCCGTCGATCGCCAGCAGCCGGAGGCATGCTTCCGGCATCGGTCCTTCGGGCAACTGGAACTGCCGCGCGTAACCCCACGCGGGCGCCTCCGCGAGCGCCGCGAGAGAGGCGCGCCGCACCGCTGCATTCCACGGGTAGGCGCGGAGCACGGCATCCCGCACCGGCTCGAAATTGCGCGCGCAGAGACGCGCCGCCTTGGTGTTGTCGGCGAGCGACGTCACAGGCTCCGCGCCGAGCATGTCGAGCGCGCGATTGCAGATGGCGACAACCGAGGTCATGGCCCTGTCCGCCTTTGATTGGATTGGGAAAAAGTAGAGGCGGCGGGTTGCCCCGCCGCCTCCGGCTGAGCCGCGTCGGCCCGCGCGGTCTTAGTCGACGGCGTACAGGAAGTAGCCGTTGAACTTCTTGACCGGCGCCCACGCCTCGCCCAGCACTGTGGCGATCACATCGGTGTTGGCCTGCAACTCGTCGCCGAAGTTGCGCAGCACGGTGTCGGCGAACGAGAGGCCGCCGGCCGCGTCCACCGAGTTTGCCTCGAGATAGCGGGCGGTGTCGCCCGTGATCCCGAGGGTCACCTGGGCGGTGCCGGCGCCGGTCGACATCGCCTCGTTGACGAGGCGGCCGCCCAGGATGCGGGCACCCTGGGGCAGCCGCGCCACGGTGATCGTGTCGTTGATCGCCGGGCCCGCGCCCGCGGCGGTGGTGAAGCTCCAGTAATGGAGCCGCAGGCGGCCGTGGCGCTCGTTGGCCTTGGGCACCGACGGCGGCAATGCATCGAGCCCCGTCACCTGATCGGACTTGTAAGCAGCCATGGATTAACTCTCCTTTTCGGTGTGGGGATCAGGTCTCGACGCAGGCGATCGCGATCACCTTCGCCTCTTCGAGGCGGGTGGCGCCGATCGACATCGAGTAATAGACCTGGGTCGCGTAGTTCTTGTCGGCGCGCTCGGTGATGCGCGCGACCGGTTCCTTGCCGAGCGCCAGCACCATGCCGTCCTCGGCCCACACGATCACCTGGCGGTTGCCGTTGGTGTCCTTCGTCAGGCGTTCGGTGCGGATGAACTTGAAGCCGAGGAAGGTGTCGACTTCGCCCCGCACCAGCGCCTTCACCGTGTTGTAGTCGGCCGACTTCACCTCGGTCGCCGACAGCAGGTTTGTGATCTGCTTCGCCGTCACCGCGACGTAGCGCGCGGTGCCGTCGTCAACGTCGGCGCTGTCGAGGATCTCCTTGGCCTTGAGCAGCTTGTCGATGGTCAGGCCCGCGGACGCGTGGGGAACGAACTGGCCCCCCGGCAGCGCGACCGATTGCGAGCCGTCGACGCCCGAGCTGGCGTTGCCGGTGAAGGCGGCGATGATCTCGTCATCCATCGAGCGGCCCATCGCCCAACCCCCGGCCATGGCGTAAGGGCTGGCGGGATCCACCAGCATCCGGACCTTGTCGGCGTCGTCGATGAAATCGGCCCAGTCGTAGTCGACCAGGGAAACGCGCCGGCGCGAGTGCGGCGTGTCGATCTGCGGCGTGTCCGAGTGCCGCGCGGTGCGACGCCTTGCCGCGACGGCGCCGATGCGGTCGATGAACGCGTTCTTGCCGGTGACCGGCTCGACCCGCACGCAAGCGCGGAGCCGGCTTCCGCGCTGCTGCGAAAGCTGCAACACGTTCGCCGAATACTGCTCGACGAACGCGGTCGTGATCTGGGTGCTCATGAAGAGCCCTCCGTGAGTCGTGGTT